TGGGGTGTGGATCTCAGCTAGGGTCGCTGCGCTTCTCAGCCCCTATTATGAAAAAGACACGCCACAGGCTGTGCGGGAAATGGAAGCCAGAGATTGGGAACACGCTCTAAGTGGCTTTCCACAGTGGGCGATTGAACGCGCTGTGCGCTGGTGGAAGTCAGATGCCAACACAGACCGCCGGAAACGCCCGCTAGAGGGCGACATCGTGGCTCGGTGTAGGGTTGAGATGGACGGCGTGGCGTCAGCGTCTAAGGTGCTGGAGATGAGGCAGCGCGGCGCAGAGCATCAGCCAGAACCTCGTGAACGTATGTTACCAGAACGGGCTGCGGAAATCATGCGGGACGTTGGTTTTGGCGTGAAGCGGATGGAATGAAAATAATTGCGCCAAATGCAAGAAAGATGTTTACATAGCGATGCAAGAATCGTAGGGTAAATTCAGAAGAAAAGAACAAGGTTTGGCAATCCCGCCAACCTTTATAGAACCTGGGAGGTTCACATGGCTTTTTCTCTTTCCTCTGCTTGCCTCTCCATAGCACTGGCCGACAAGTGCGGCACACTGCGCCTAGTCGAACGCGCCTCGCGCTTTGGAGACACCTTCATCGCAATTTCCGATGAGTTCGGAATGATCGAAGTCGCCAATGACATGGCAGAAGCAAACGAGCGGGTGGAGAGACTGCGCCAACGTGCAGCCTAACATCTAAACGGCCAGCCCTCCGGGGCTGGCGCCACCATCAACAAGGGAATGACAAAATGCTAACCATGACAATCGCCGGGAACGTAGGCAAGGACGCTGTTCTGCGCAACACGCAAGGCGGTGACCCTGTGCTGGGCTTCTCAATCGCCATTGACAACGGCAAAGACAAGAACGGCCAGAAGCGCGACAGCACTTGGGTGCAGTGCAGCATCTGGGGCAAGCGGGCTGACAGCCTAAGCAGCCACATCGTCAAAGGCACGAAGCTGGTGGTGTCTGGTCGCCCCGGCGTGGATGTTTACGAAGGCAAGGGCCGTCTGACGCTTTCGGTGCAAGACCTGACGTTTATGGGCGGCACGAAGGAACGCAGCGAACAGGAACCGCAGCAAAATAGCCGCGACGATCTAGATGATGAGATTCCATTTTGAGCGAGCGCATGGAATACAACATCGTTAAAGACCAGCGCGGTGTCCTGCACACCATGCTGGACTCAATGAAGCGCGGCGACGAGGTGGTATATCACATCGGTGAATACGCCGCAGGCAAGCACAAGGCCGATGCGTTGGAACTCTACAACCAAGGCAAGTGCATCCTTTACCAGCGCAGAATGGGTCCGGGCAAGTTTGCTTACATCGCCCGCAAACCAATCAAGCTGTGAGGGTTTGGCAAGTGGGTGATCCAGTGGGGATGGGCGAGGTCTACTTGCCGAGCAGAGACAGCAAGGAAGCCTATAACGCAGCGTGTAATGAGGAACTGCTAGACAGCGCTGCGCGATATGCAATGGAATTGAGGACAGTTGAGGCAAGACGGGACTTCATTGCGACTTGGCCGGAGAGTCGGCGCAATGCACTCAAAGCGAAAATCAAAATCCTGTGGGAGAAACGGAATGAGTGACGGCGGCAACGTAATAAACCTTTTTGAGCCTGATATTTCGGTCGGAGAAGTGCTGGCTGCGGCGGCTGACAAGGGTTTGGAATCTGTGCTGGTGCTGGGCGAGATGGCTGACGGCAATATGTATGTAGCATCATCGGCTGGAGTGTCGCGCAAAGATGCTTTGTGGCTGATCGAGATGGCGAAGGTCTTTGCTATATTGGGTGATGACGAATGATTGTCGAAATTCGGGGCCAAAGGTTTCCCACAGTCCGCGCAGCTGCGGCAGCAATGGATGTGACAGAAGAGGCGGTCTATTCAGCGCTGGCTCGTGGGCGCATGGACATGGTGGGTCTAGGCACAACAAAGAAACGGCCTGTCACCATCGATGGAGTGCATTTCCCCACAATGGCCGCAGCGGCAAGAGCGCTTGGCTTTAGTTCATCGCACTTTAAACGGATCATAGACTCAACTAACCTAACGACGATTGCTCGGCTGAAAGAAAAAGCGCAGGAATACAAAACCAAATTAGCAGAGGATACCAAGCAAAATGCTTAGAAGTCTGATCCTGACATGCGTTCTGTTTTTCCCTACAGTCAGCAACGCAGAGATCGCGTTGTGCCAAGGGGAATATGCTCTATGTGCCGCCAGCACCTGCACACCAACAGGCAAGATGATTACGCCCAACAATGGCATTCCATACCCAGAGGTGATCTGCAAATGCCCGATTCTGCACGGGCCAGCCATTGCCGACCTAACCGCAGGCAACATGCAAGGGTCATGTGATGCAAGCGCACCGGGACATGTCTGGAGTTTGTTTTTTCCACGAATGCACTATCGGCAGGAAGCCAACGACTTCAGCAGAAACCCATTGAAAAAGAAAGTGGTGATACAAGAATGCGGCTCAGAGTTACAGCAGGGCTATAACGCATCAAACTGCTTTAGTTTCGACTGCGAAAAAGGCCCGGATGGCGTTGCGATCTGCCGATGCCCAATGGGTCAGCAATCCGAAGACACAGCATTCTTGACCGAGGCGGGCCAAGGCAACCCAGATGCGTGTTACCAACACCCAGTCAGCCTTCCACTGCCATAAGGGCAATGAACATGCGCACCAAGATCATCGCAGTGGCAGATCGCAACTCAATCGTCACTGGGCCATCCATCCAGCACTTCGTCACTATGCCAGCAGCGCCGTGGGAAGAGGCCGACAACGAGATCGAATCGGAGTTTGTGAACCTAGAATCCAAGGTTACAATCTTTGGCACAACATTCGGCAGCGTCAGCCGGGCAGCAAAGGAGTTGAAAGTGGATCGAACAGGATTGGCGAACGCTTTTATGTTTGGGAAATTGCAGCAGTATCTGGACGGCCAGCTTGCCCGCGAGAAGGCAAACATCCGCCCCAATAAGACATTCACCGCACTCTATGAGAAATCGCTGAAGACTTGCCCGCCATGCAACCATAACTGCAACGAAGGGCGTGACTGCCCGGAAAGAAACAAATGAACCGCGAACAGATCCTAAGCACCGCAACCCAATACATCACAAAGGACAGAGCAGCCACGCATGGGAATGCAGAAGACACGTTTGCCAACATCGGTGATCTATGGGGCTGGTGGATGGCAGGGCGCGAAATCCCCACATTCAATGACTTTGACGTTGCCATCATGATGACCTTGTTCAAGATTGCCCGCATCAAAGGCAACCCAGATCACATTGACAGCTACATCGATGGTGCTGGATATCTAGCACTGGCAGGGGAAATCCAATGCATGGAACGTTAGACCGCCAGAAGGACGAGCAAATCCTCATGGCGCTGCACCTCGTCGAGAATGTCGGCCTAACCCACAAGGACGCAGCACATCTGGTTGGCATGACCAAGAACGCCTGCATCGGGGCCATAGCGAGAGTGCGGAAGGAACAGACAGGCGTCCATAGCATCATCAGGAACCCAGCCAACAAAGACCGCAGCCAAAAGCCGCTGTGGTGGTTTGATCCAACGTCTGAATTCGGGTTATCAGTGCTTGATAAGGTTGCCAGATTGAAACAATCCCCAAACTGATGTAAGATGCCGCAGCGACCGACACCGCTATGTGTCGAGATGAGGTATGTCATGGCTGCTGGAAGACCAACTGATTACACGCCCAAGATCATCAAAGCTGCTTGGGACTACGCCAAGGGCGGATGGATCACAGCAGGTGACAAGGTGCCATCAGTCGCAGGTCTGGCTTGTGAGATTGGCATAAGGCGTGAGACTTGCCACGCTTGGGCAAAGGATGAGGACAAAGAGTTTTCTAACATCCTCATGGTAATTGCTGAGAAACAAGAGCGTGAGTTGCTGAATAATGGCCTGTCTGGTGACTTCAACTACTCAATCACCAAGATGATGCTTTCCAAGCACGGCTACTCTGACGCAACGAAGCAGGAACTGTCTGGGCCATCCGGCGGGGCGATACCAATCGAGATCAAGCGAACTATCATTGATCCATCAGAGGCGTGACATGGGCATTTTTGATTTTCTAACTCCAAAGGCTGACGGCTTGGCTTATGATCCAATGCGTTTGCCTGCCGGGGCTGATCCAGAAAATGATCCCGTTGTCGGCTATGATGAACTAGGCCAGAAGATCCGCAGATCGCGGTTCGACGGCACGCAATACTTGTTTGAGATGGCACCGCCTAAAACGCAATCTGTGGTCAGGGGCGCATATCGTGAAGCAACGGCCAACCCGCTGGGCTTTACTGGTGACTTGCTCAGTGGTGCCGTGCAGAGCGCATGGGACGCCATCTCAGTGCCTCGCAGGGCGATGGAAGGCCAGCCGCTGACCTATGGCGACATTGCAGGGCTGACAGGCATGATGACGCTTGGCGCTGGTGCTTCGACCGCACCGGCTGGTTCATTGCGTATGGGAGCAGCGCGTGAAGGCAGACCGCCAGTGACGTTTGCTGACGCAGAGCGGGCTATGCAGGAAACACCGGGCATTCGCGCCTATCAAGGCTCGCCGCATAACTTTGCAGCAGAGCGCCTTGTGCGGATGCCTGATGGCTCAACGCAATACATCGTTGGTGCGCCTGACGTGTTGCCTGACGTTCCTGCGGGTGCAGAGGTATTGCAGGACTTCCCACTTGGCCGGATGCGGATGGACAAGTTAGGCACGGGCGAAGGTGCGCAGGCTTACGGGCCGGGGCTTTATGCAGCTGAAAATGAAGGGATTGCTCGCTATTACCGGGATACACTATCGAGTCCACGCAATGGTAGTGATCTGTTAGTTTTGAGGGTTAAAGACGTTATGGAGAAACATAACGGCGATGAAAATGCAGCAAAAAAATGGATTGAAACAGCTATCCAAAACACGGAAGGCGGGACACAAGATTTTTGGAAAAGAGCTTATGATAACTTCGACGATTTAAAGGGAACAAAAGAAGGGAAAATTTATGAGGTAAACATAAAGTCCGACCCGAATAAGATGCTTGATTGGGATAAGCCATTGGGCCAGCAATCTGAAACTGTTCAATCTGCGTTTGCCACTCTTGGGACGCCGGAGCGATTGGCATCTGTTATGGGAGAAAATGCTTATCGTGCGTTGGAAGATCAAAGTGGGTCTTTGGACTGGCCTGTTGGCGCAAACTTAGCAGAGCGAAACGCAGTCAGAAAAATAGCAGCCGCGAATGCACGCCAGAAATTGTTAGATGCAGGAGTTCCCGGCATTAAGTATCTTGATGCTGGATCAAGAGGTAAGGCATATACGGTTAAATTGGCCTATAAAGGTAAGCCATTTGAGGAAGGACAGTTTGAGCCGCAGTATGCAAAAAACAAAGCAGAGGCAGATAGCATTTCTAAAGAATATCAAAACAAAGGTTATGAAACAAAAATAGAGGAGGGTGGCTCGCGCAACTATGTCGTGTTTGACGAGAGTCTAATCAGCATCGTGAAGAAGTATGGCATTGCTGGCGCAGCTGTGATGCTTGGCACATCAGCAGATCAAATCTCGCAGACTCTGACCGAGAACATGACGCAGGAAGAACTTAACAACTTAGTGTCAGGCGCATAGTGAACCTAAACATCAACACCCCGCGCTGGGCTGTTCCAATCCTCAAAAAAGAACAAGCCCGCTACATCGGCGCATTCGGTGGGCGCGGCTCTGGCAAGTCAACGTTCTTTGCGGAATGGATCGTTGAGCGCTGCGTGATGAAGCGCACAGATGTGGTCTGTGTTCGTGAGGTGCAGAAGTCTCTCAAGCAATCTGTCAAGAAGCTAATCGAAAACAAGATACAGGAACTTGGCGTTGGCCATATGTTTGAGGTGCAGCAGGCCGAAATCAAATGCCCGCATGGTGGTGTCATTATCTTTCAGGGGATGCAGAACCACACAGCCGACAGCATCAAGTCGCTTGAAGGGTTTGACATCGCTTGGGTGGAAGAAGCGCAGTCGATCAGCCAGTTTTCGCTAGACCTTCTGCGCCCGACAATCCGCAAGCCCGGCTCGCAGTTGCTGTTCAGTTGGAACCCACGCTACGAGGACGACCCAGTTGAGACGCTGCTGCGTGGCAACAACGCGCCGACCGACAGCATCGTGGTCGAGGTCAACTATTCCGAAAACCCGTGGTTTCCAGACGTTCTGCGCGACGAGATGGAATACGATCTGCGCCGCGATCCAGATAAGTATCTGCACGTTTGGAAGGGCCAGTATGTTCGCAACAGCGAAACGCGGGTGTTCAAGAACTGGGTGATTGAGGACTTCGACGCGCCGCCGGATGCTGTCCATCGGTTCGGTGCAGACTGGGGCTTTGCGACTGATCCGACAGTGTGTGTTCGCTGCCACATCGTAGGCCGCAAGCTATACATCGACTATGAGGCTTATCAGGTCGGCTGCGAGATCGTAGACACGCCATCGCTGTTCATGTCCATCCCAGAGGCTGAGAAATGGCCTATGGTGGCAGACAGTGCACGACCTGAGACGATCAGCCACATGCGCCGCAATGGCTTCCCCAAGATACAATCAGCGGTCAAGGGCGCGAAGTCTGTTGAAGAAGGCATTGAGTGGCTGAAGTCGTTTGACATCGTTGTCCACCCGCGCTGCAAGCACACGATTGACGAACTGACGCTGTATAGTTTCAAGACCGATCACATGACGGGCAAGATTCTCCCGGTGCTGGAAGACCGCGACAACCATGTGATCGACGCGGTGCGTTATGCTCTTGAAGGTGCGCGGCGGGCCAACGTCCAGCAGAAGCCAAAGGCTCGCCCAGTGGTCACAATGATGCCGATGGCAAGGTGATTGTTTTATCCGCCAAAAGCGCCTATAATGGCGCGGAATGAATTGCGAGGAACAACTGTGGCAAGAGTGACCAGAAGTGAACGTCTTGCAACAGTGCATGAAGATGCGCTGCAACAGTTCAATGACATTCAAAGCGCCATGCGTGAAGGCCGTCTGCAATGCCTTGAAGATCGTCGCTTTTATTCCATTGCCGGAGCGCAGTGGGAAGGCAACCTTGCCGAGCAGTTCAACAACAAGCCGCGCTTTGAGGTCAACAAAATCCATCTGTCGGTGATGCGGATCATCAACGAATACCGCAACAACCGCATCACTGTGGACTTCGTAAGCAAAGACGGCACGTCAGACGATAAGCTGGCCGACACCTGTGACATGCTATTCCGCGCAGATGAGCAAGACAGCGGCGCAGACGAAGCCTATGACAACGCCTTTGAAGAGGCTGTGGGCGGTGGCTTTGGTGCTTTCCGTCTGCGCACTGAATACGAAG